GTAAGTTACTGGTTGTTAGCCAATAACTGTGGACCAGGATGAGATGGGACCCACGCGGGTCTCAAGATTCATCCAGGAGTAACATACCAAGTCACTCCAATCCACGCTACTAAAATAGTAGCGTTCCCTAGGAAAATAATCCCAATTCGGGGTTAGTTTCCACTTCGCTGTATAAAGGGGACGGTCATTTCTGACAATCACCTTCATACCCCGGAGACTTCCCTGCAAAAAGCAATGAAGGAGTCCTTCATAATTGAAGGCCCTTTTCTTGCCCCGTTTGGGTGCCTTTATCCGGTCATCAAACACCGTTAAACGTGACGGGATTGATTCCCATCGTCTATACACGAAGGATTGATTCTCCGCGTACCGGCGTCTAGTGACTAGACAAAGTGGTAAATGCACTCCAGCAGTATCGTCCTCGTAAAGCGGAACTGGCCGGAAGGCCACCGCCTGCGAGAGCAGGTTGAGTGTCTTAATAAGAGGAATCTTATGTAAGATGCTCCACCTGTTTAAACGATTAATTGCAGAGTACCGATCGGCCTGCGTGCGGAGACTACGAATGTAGACACCGCGCACTATATGACCACGAAAGTAGTCATAGCCACAGGACTCTCGGAAGTTCCCTCGATTGAAGGACTTGCCAAGGTTCGGGCGAAAACCCAAAAGTCTGAGGAAATGAGTCATTCTCTCGAACATAAAGTTCGGAAGTATGATATCATCACCAAAGACCCCAAGGTTTATGCCCGTTCCCCTAAACTTTGGCTTAACGCCATAGGAGTTTAGGACAGCAAGTGCCGCGCAGGTGAACAACAATGTTTGTAATGGGAAAGTAAACCCGTTACCCATTGTTGATACCATATGCAGAGGGATAATCTGTTCACCAAACCTCGAAGTTGAACTCCTAAAAAGGTTTACTAAGCCTTCAAAGGGAGGGCAAATGCCCTTAATCAGCGACGGGTGTATGGTGTCAGAGGCACTCTCAAGATCTATCGTACAAAACGATTCGTCAAGAGATGCCCTGAAACACAGATCTCGGTTGAACTCGGCTTGGTTCTTAAGGTCAATACCGTATTGACGTTTAAGTTCCTTTTCGAGAATACAACCAAGGCCTAGCTGATAAAACATATTCAGCGAAGGCTCCGTGCATATTGTGCGAGAGACGTCCTTAGTCTTCGGAACGAAGCTTAAGGTGTTTCCCTTCACTTGAACGGACCCGTAACGTTGGTTTCGCGTTGATTCAGCGAGCCCCCATACGGGATAAGACGTCAAGCTAGAGCTGTAATGCTCCAGAAGGATCGGATTTGTGCAAGAAAGCGGCGAGTCGAAGTGCTTCGTATAGAAGTCACTCCCTCTTGCTGCTATAGATGCACCCGGTCCCGATCTACCGAGCGTAAAACACTCGTCGATCGTCCACCACGTCCGATTAGAGTCTAAAGCCTTATAGAAGAAGGAATGTAGTTCACCCCTAAAGGTGTTCCACAGGACTTCGTCTAACGAGGTGTTCAACTCTACCTTGAAAGTACGCATACTCTCATTGAGTAATGCGAACTTAGAGAATGCGTTCGCTTCAGCACGCCCTAAATCGATATCGTCCTGAAATTTCTTAAAGAACGAACCGACTAAGGCATGCGCAGCGAACGAAACCTCCGTATCAAAAGGATCACTCCGAAGATACGGTTCAAGGTCTTCATGAAGGGCCTGGTAAAGAGCATGAGGCTGAATAGCCATCGTGACCTCCAGTGGTATTGGTAAATGGAAGATTGCAACTCAAACTCGATAATTATAACGATCTCTCGGAAGACCTGAGAGTCCGAAACAACTATCTCGAGTCGACGTTGACGAGCCAGGAGTTCGTGACAGTAATCCTCACGGATTGACTGATCGATTTCCTGAGTGTCGCGGGGCAGCATGTTACAACACGCCGCTCAGTGACACATCGCCAATGTCGTTGCTACTCTCCCAGAGTATACCAATGTGGGCGCTCTGTGCCGCCTTGACATTGGGAGCATCCGCCGTGTCGGATCCAGCCGGCACTTCGATGTCAGTTCGCACTAACATCGTCGTGATAGGCTGGCCCGCCAGGGGAGTAACTCCCTTTCGAGTCAAGTTACGGTACAGGTTACGCGGCACACTCGTCACTATACCTGTAACCGGGTTCGGGTTACCAAGCACACGAAGTGTCTTGGGCCTAAACATGGTATGGGTAAATGGCGAGCCCACTGAATGTGATGTTACTCCACTCTGCGTACCGCCAACGGCGGTAACCGCATATTGTTTCGCATTCACATCAGGAGGTGTATCCACGGTGAGGGTGTAAGTAGGACTGGAAAAACCAGTCTGAACTGCACCCGCGACAGGCGTGGC